GCGGTAGATTCTTAACTGAATCTACACTTTCTTCAGCTTCGTCGTTTGTTGTGAAAGCATTCGCAGGTAAGTCAGGAAGTTTATCTGGATTTAATCTATCCAACGCTTCTTGTCTTTCAGCTTCAACTTCTTCGAGAGGTCTCATATTTAATGCTTGTGCTATTTTATCATCTTTCATAATACTATTTATCCTTCCTCAGTCATCTTCCAATCGCCATCTTTATTTACCCAAGCACAAGATTTTCTTAAAGCTGATGTACTAAATCGGTGATCTCTTTTATTAAAAAATAGTTCAATACTTTTCTTTTGACAAACATCCTTTCCTGTAAATTCTTTATTACGATATTCTTCGCCTAGAATACGAACATCAATACGATATAATTCTAATATATCAATTAAGTCTCGTTCTGTTTTATAAGGAATGATTTCATCAACATAACTTATTGCTTTCAATTGAGTATATCTTTCAACGATAGTTTGAATAGGAGGGTTCTTTTCTTTCGGTCGGTCAATAGAAGGATCCATTTGTAATCCTACCATTAAATAATCGCACTGTTCTTTTGCGTCTCTTAGCATTTGAACGTGTCCTGCATGAAGTAGGTCAAAGCTACTACAAGTAAATCCAATTTTCATAATATTGTATTCCTAAAATTTAACTGGGTTCAGTGTCTGATATCTGTTCGACGTAATCCCAGTTGTCATCAAATTCAATTAAACTATAATCAACTGTTTGTGTTATATCTGTTGTTGGTTCGTTGTTTGCTGTCATACCAGGTTGAATAGTTTGGAACTCCTCAAACGCAGTATTCGCAAGAGTATCAGTTGCATACCTTGTATCAATAAACCTAATTGTATTCTTATCCTTCTCAGGACCGAAGAACCAACCTTTCATTGTAAAGTTTAGTGTATATACGATACTTCTTCTTGTCGTGAAGGCATCTTCATAAACATCTTCACTACTTACACTCGATAAAATTAAAGGTATATCCATCGGCTCCAATCCATCAATCAATCTTACTGTGCTTGTAAATTCTGGATTGAAGAAAGGTAAAATTTGTTCTAATAATTTAACAGCATCTTCATTATACTTTGCCATAATGTATAAACTGAATCCCATATTATATGGAGTACCTGAATATACAAATCTGCGATTTCCGTTTGCTTCATCAACTGCAGTCTTTCTTAATTTTCTTGTCGGGGCAACTTTTCTTTCAGCATCGTATTCAAAACTTGTAAGCTCAAATGCCATACGAGGTAATGTCATCGCATAAGGTTGACCTGCTGCTACATTTCCTTCTGCATCCAAACTTGCTCCACCTAATATGGCAGGGTCTTGGTCAAGTCTTACTAAAATCTTTTGATATGGACCATAAGAGATAGGTACAACCTGCCTCTGATTGAGTGTCCCATCAGTACTTGTTCTTCTAACTTCTAACTGATTAAAATATGTACCAAATAAGGCAACATATTTACGAATCGTTGAATTGTAAAAATAATTTGCTATTGCCATTAGGTATCACTTATTTGTATATTTTCACTAAACGGATCCACTTCTGAGAAATCAATAATACTATCAGCTTCTAATTCAAAGTTGAGATTTCCTGCGTTGTCATCAGTAGATGCGAGTGCGGTTAATGTTGCGTTGTTTGCATCAATAACGATATCAGTATTATATGCTTTAAAGTAATCATCAATCTCAGACCTTCCTGTATTGAATCTCTGATTACTGTATTCAATTAATTCGCAAGTCATATCAAATACTTGTGTCTTGCCCATTTGATAGAATACGCTTTCGTGTTCAACAAACTTAATTTCAAAAATCTTTTCGTTGAGAGGGAAATAAATTAAATCACCTTCTCGTGGTCGAATAAGTTCAACAACTTCTCGAGTCACATGTCTTTCAAAAGTTCTGTTAGCAACTGTAAGAGTTAATTGGTCTCGGATTTGTAAACCAAACTTGGATAGGAAATCGCCTTCACCTTCAAACCCTTCATTATTTTTAACATAAGCTTCAAATTCAAATGTTTCGTTATATTCAGGAAAGTCATCTTCGTTAAAGATCTTATCACGACCTTTAATTGCTCTACTGATATAAATGACATCAACACCATACTGCTTGATAGATTCAATAACTAAATCATCAATAAGTTCTTGCTCTGAGAATCTTGAGTAATTGTTGAAGAATACGTTAGTTGCCATTTACTTATCCAATATAGTTATAACTGAGAGGTTGTAAATTCTGCACTGCTTCTTCTTCCATTAATCTCCTCTCTTCCTTTGCATCGGAAAGTATTTGTTCTCCGTTAAATGATACGCCGCCTACAAGTTGCATACCTGTAAACTTAGTTAAATTTGAACCCCATTGTTCTTTGACTAAACAACTTGCATAATTCTGAAGCCAACGGTCACCCCAAACATCTGCATAAGTAGATGGGTCAATGACATCATATGCTTCAATAATAATGTATTCACCAACAACGAGTAAGCCTGGGTCTGTGTCAAGATATAATCTATTTACATGTTTATTATAACGAACCATTGGTTTACCTACAAGCATCTCTTGTAAGAATTCCAAATGAGACATGGACATATAATAGTTTGTAATATTATATCCTGTGATGTCTTCAAGATTATTTAAGACGAATTGGTATTGAACATTAAAGATACCTGAACCAGTAGAAATACTTGACTGCATATTAAAGATACCTGAAATACCAAGTAATCCTGCTGGTAAATCAATGTATCCGTTATCTTTGTTTTCTTGTGTGATTTGATGTTTTAAATAAACAAGCTGACTTCCATTGTAATGATAATCTCTCCAGTAATCTACAGCTTCATCAATACGATCATCTATCTGTTCGTCTGACACATTGATGTCAATGACAGGTGCTCCTAACTTACGGAGTACCCAATCTTTGAATTCTTGTCTTGTTGTAGGTTGTGCCATTTTATTTTACTCTTTTTATTATTTATCTTTAGTACGAAGCGCTAGCATACGCAGCAACACTAAGCTCAGCCTTATATAGTAATGTATCGTTATAACTCCCAATTGCTTTTACCCAACATTCAATTGTATGTACTGTCCACTTTCTTGAATCATTAGTTCCACCTGCTGAAGCAGAAGCATCATTGTTAATATTTACTTTTATTCCAACGCTATCGTTCGGTACATCAATTCCTGACTGACCACCAATATTGTGTAAACTAAACCAAGTATCATTTGTGTAAGTACCTAATGATTGAGGAGCACCTGATGATGCACCATTGTAATGATATTCTTGCATTGAAAGCGAATGGGCCCCATTACCAACTGTTTGAATAGTTGACATACTATGTTTAATTTTTATTTGGTCAGCAGGACCAGGATAAGATTGTCCTGATATAGCAGAATCGTTAAAGTAGTGTATTTTACTTCCAGTAGCTCCGTGAGCCTGAGCAACACCAGCAGTTGTGATAGAATCAAAATCTGTAGTTGTAGTATCACCGCTTGCGCTACTACCATCATTGGTTGTCATAACTGTTAAACCGCCACCAATAGTATCATAGAAAAAATCAAAGTCAACGTTAACGTCAACTGAGCTCACAGTGTCTTGTCTAAATGCAAAGTAATCTACATCTACTGTTGTAGATGGGGCTTGTCTGTGATAAACATTTCCTGCTGGGTAATCGTTTCCTCCAACTCCACCTGAGCCTGCAGTATTTTGACCACCTGCGATTGTATTAAATGAATGTGATAGTGCCATGTTTTCCTCTTATGCCGTTCCGTTAACTTCCCAATAATAATAACCTGTTGCTACAATATTTGAACCACTTGAGTCAGACGCAATTTCTATTTTCATTATTCCTTCTAATGTACCTACCGTGCTTCGTGGTCCATTAACTCTATATCTAAACTGCGGAGATCCTGTTAATGCAACCCACGTATTTATTGAAGCACTATCAGATCCTGATGTACTGAGAGTCATTGGGAAAGACAGATTTCCATTATCGTTTGATGCTCTGATATAATATGTTTGTGAAGGTGTAATATTATTCCACTTAGATGTACTAAATGTCCAATATCCAGTTTGTCCTTGAGCAGTACCGTTAGTATATTTTTCAATATTTCCATCAGCCAAAAACCTCATGCCAAAGATAGCATCTGCAGTCGGAGGCATAGATGTTGTTGTAGAGTTTGCTTGAGAACCTCCAGCAGCATTACCTGTTCCATGCAATGATATTGATTCTGTTGGAGTTGAACCAGTAAATCCTACAGCAGTTCCACGAATATCATTTGTGTCAACATATAAGAAAGTAATCTGCCAATGTTGATAACTACTCCATGTTGGTTCTGTATTGTTTATCCAATTAATATCAGAAGGCCATGTTGGTGCATAAGGAACCGAAGATGTATCTAAAAGCAACATACAACTTCTACCTGTTGCTCCACTTGATACCGTAAATGTTGTAGCAGCACTTAAAGTACAAGTCATAATTGGAGTTGTAAAATTAATGTTGTTTGTTGTTGCTGTAGCTATTGCGTGAAGATCATCATAGAATCCACTTGTGTCAGCGACATTACTTACTGTGAAGTCGTCATCAATTATAATTGTATTACTTACTTTAATCGCCACTTGATGCTCCTACTAATTTTTCTTTACATTTAGCAAATTCAGCTTGGTCTAATTCTTCATCACCATGATATGGTGCAAGCATCCATACTTGTTCAAATTCATTGTCAATGGGGTTCCTTACAATGAACCCATAATTAATTACTCCGTTAGTTATGTAATCTTTTTTGAAATCAATTGCCATTTAGATATCCCCTCGCTTAGCGTAATCACCACTAACAGTAAATGTGTTATCTCCAGCTTCGTTAAACACCTCAAACGAACCGTGTTCAGTTTCAATATAAACTGTATTAACGTTTCCTTCGTTATATGTTTTACTTCCTTCATAATCTTCTGCTAATATCCATTCATTATTATCACCATCTTTATCAATTAATATTGGGTGATCGTTTGTAATTTCCAACCAACCATCTAGTAAATAGAATCCTTCACGAGGGTGGTCTTTAATAATATTTACAACTTTTGTCCATCCAGAATTTGACCAAATCTTATCACCAATTTCAATATCGTAAACTCTTTCTAATGTGGCCGATGTTGTTTTATGTAATACTTTAACTAACATATCATTTGTTAGACAAACAGATGCACTTCCAGTACTTGAAGCAGACGTAATTACGTGTATTCTTATTTCCTTAAGTAATGTATCGAGAGATGTTGCATCTCTACCATATATACTTAATGTTCCTGTTGTTATGTAAGTATGCGTTTCTTCATTATACGCAGTTGGCCCAGGATGATTAATTGCTAGAGTAATACCAGTGCTCATGGCAGATGATGTTGTTTTCCAACCAGAATCAGTTGTCCCAGTACTAAACGCACCACCGTTAAAAGTTCTTAAAGGTAAAACTTGTCCAGATGCATTTGATGCCGCTGAGCAATCCCAAACTGCTCTGATTCCCGTTACATTATTTGTAGCAGTAAAGTCATAAAACTTTGTTGGTGGTGGAGTATAGGTTAAACGATAAGTCGCAGTACCGGCCCCATTACCTTGAATGCTTCCTGT